TGTTGCGGTTGTCGTTAGCTAATGGGTCGGCGTGACCTCTGTCCGTTTTAGTTCGGGTCATTAACCGTATTGCCCGGGATTTTAATGTCGCCATTACCACCCGCTGGCCCGGAAGCCGGGATTATCAACCCCGGATAAAAAATGGTGAGCTGGTTGAAGTGCTTATCGGGGATGAGCCCGTGCTCACCGGATATGTGGAGGCGTTACCGCTTCGTTATGACGCCAGCAGCGTCAGCATGGGGATTGTCGGGCGAAGCAAAACAGCCGATCTGGTTGACTGCTCTGCTTTGCCACTCCAGCAGAGCGGAAAAAACCTGCTCAGAATAGTCAGTGAACTGGCTGCGCCATTTGGCATCACCGTTGTTGATGCTGGCGTGCCGCAGACAGCGGTGATTGATGCCCAGCCGGAACACGGCGAAACCGTTGCCGATTGTCTTAACCGGTTACTGGGGCAGGTTCAGACGCTGGCTTATGACGATGAATGCGGGCGACTGGTTCTGGGAAAACCCGGAACAGGTAAAGCGGCGACGGCGCTGGTTCTGGGAGAGAATATTCTTTCCTGTGACACGGAAAGAAGCATCAGAGAGCGGTTTTCTGAATATCAGGTCAGTGGGCAGCGACCGGGCAACGACGATGATTTTGGTGAGGCCACCATTGCCGCAATACGACAGACTATTCAGGACAGTGGTGTGACCCGTTATCGCCCTTTGTTGATTCAGCAGTCAGGCACAGCAACGACAGCAACCTGTAAGGCCCGTTGTGAATTTGAAGCGCGCCAACGGGCTGCACTTACCCGTGAGACAACATATACAGTTCAGGGCTGGCGGCAGGGCAGTGGCGCGTTATGGCGTCCGGGGTTATCTGTCATCGTTTTCGACCCGCTGAATAATTTTGATAATGATGAACTGGTGATCGCAGAAGTCACCTATAACCAGGACGACCGGGGCACGACGACTGAATTACGGGTTGGCCCGGCAGATGCTTATCTCCCCGAGCCTGTTACCGCCAGGAAGAAAAAAAATGTTGAGGAGGATTTCTGATGAACGGGTTTTCTCTTCGCAATCTGATTTCCCGGGCTGTCATCACGGCGGTGGATTCCGCCAGAAAGTGTCAGTCTGTAGGGTTGAAAATGATAGCCGGAGATCAGAAACAACACGTTGAGCACCTTGAACCTTATGGTTTTACATCTGCCGCACAGAACGGTGCTGAGGGCGTTGCTTTATTCCCGGCGGGCGATCGTTCGCATGGTGTGGTTGTGGTCGTGGCTGACAGACGTTACCGGTTGAAAGGACTGAAACGTGGGGAAGTGGCGCTTTATGACGATCAGGGGCAATCCGTTGTCCTGACTCGTTCCGGCATTGTGGTGAACGGGGGCGGGAAGCCCATTATTTTTCAAAACGCGCCTAAAGCGCGCTTTGAAATGCCTGTCGAATCCACCGCTGATATTACTGACAATTGCGACAGTGGCGGACTCAGCATGCAGCAAATGCGGCAGACCTACAATGCCCACAAACACACCGAAAATGGTGATGGTGGTGGGATCACTGACACGCCAGATCAACCGATGGGCTGAAAATCATGATGATTAATGTTAACGGGCGAACCGTGTCGACCGGGGCTTCGCTCGACCTTCTGACGCGTGCTGTGATTATTTCGCTTTTTACCTGGCGGCGTGCAGGGCGTGATGATGATGCACCGCAGATATTTGGATGGTGGGGGGATACCTGGCCTGCGGTTCAGAATGATCGCACGGGGTCGCGTCTGTATCTGTTGCGACGCAGCAAGCTGACAAATAAAACCCCGCAGCTTGCCAGAGATTATGCCCGTGAAGCGCTGGCGTGGATGGTGGAGGATGGTGCTGCTTCCCGTCTTGATATTAACGCTGTCAGGACCGGGACAGACTCGCTGGCACTTGCCATTACCATTTACCAGCGTGACGGCAATATTCACAACATTATTTTTGATGATATCTGGAGTGAACTGAATGGCTGACAGTCAGTTTTATCGCCCCGGCCTCCCGCAACTTATTTCTATGATCCGGAGCGATTTATTAACCCGCTTTGAGCAGGATACGCTGCTTCGTCGTATGGATGCGGAAGTGTATGCCCGTGTACAGGCTGCAGCCGTACACACGTTGTACGGGTATATCGATTATCTTGCCAGAAATCTGTTGCCGGACATGTGTGATGAAGACTGGCTGTACCGGCACGCCAGAATCAAACGCTGCCCGCGAAAAGATGCGGTGGCAGCCCGGGGATTTGTGCGCTGGGATGGCGTAGAGGGGACGCCGGTATTGCCAGCGGGAACGCAGATCCAGCGTGATGATCAGGTGACCTTCACCACGACGGCGACGGTGACCGCAGCCGATGGTCTTCTCCGGGTGCCTGTTGTGGCAGACGAACCGGGATCGGCGGGGAATACGGATGATGGTATTGCCATGCAGCTGGGAACACCCGTCAGTGGTCTGCCGTCCACAGGGTACGCAGACACCATTACAGACGGTGAAGATATTGAAAATCTGGAAATATGGCGTGCCCGCGTTATGGAACGTTATTACTACATTCCACAGGGGGGCGCAGACCCTGATTATGTTATCTGGGCGAAAGAAGTTCAGGGTATTAACCGTGCATGGACTTTCAGACACTGGAAAGGGATTGGAACGGTTGGCGTGATGGTGGCGACAAACGATCCGGAACACCCGGCCCCGGATGAAAGCGTGATTAACGCAGTCAGGGACCACATCCTTCCTCTGGCACCTGTTGCCGGAAGCGGATTGTATGTATTCGGTGCCACAGAAAAAGTCATTCCGATGACGATTGCGTTATCGAAAGACACACCGCAGATCAGGGCGGCAATAAAATCAGAACTGAATGCGCTGATGTTCCGGGATGGTGTGCCGGAAGGGCGCATGTATCTGTCCAGGATCAGCGAGGCTATCAGTTTATCTGCAGGCGAGGTGGCCCATCGACTCATCGACCCTTCATCGGATATTGACCTGGGGGAAACAGAGCTTCCGGTACTCGGGGAGATCACATGGCAGGCTTATGACCCGGTAAGGAGTAAATAATGGATACGTTACAGGATGATTATACAAAATTGTTGTATGGCCTGATGCCGCCGGGACCTGCATGGTCAGATACCGACGGTGTGCTTGACGGTCTGGCACCATCGCTTGTGCGTGTTCACCAGCGGGCTGATGAACTGGTGATTGAAATCGATCCCGGTCAGTCCACAGAGCTGATTGAACGTTATGAAGAATTGTATGGTTTACCTGATTCCTGTTCCCCTGTCGGAACCCAGACATTACGCCAGCGTCAGCAACGTCTTGAAGCAAAAGCCAATGTGGCTGGTGGCATAAATGAGCAGTTCTTCCTGGATCAGCTTGAGGCGCTGGGATATACCGGCGTGACGATCGAACAGTTCCAGCACCTGGATGCAAGCCCTGATCCGGAATGGGGAGATCGCTGGCGTTATTTCTGGCGTGTGACGTTACCAGTGGATGCTGGCGCGCAGTGGCAGACATGTACGGATGCCTGTAACACACCGATCCGGACGTGGGGCGATACGATTGCGGAGTGCGTGATTAATAAATTATGTCCGTCACACACCGTCGTTTTATTTTCCTATCCAGACGAGGATGAAGATGCACAGGATTGATACGCTGACAGCGGTAAAAGATAAGTTTGGCCCGGGCAAGAACGGATTTACTGATGGAAATCTTCGCACAGGACGTCTTGCCACCTGGCTGAACAGTGCCATGTGGGATGCCATTCAGGAGGAAATCTGTGGTGTCATTGAGAAGGCCGGGATAGAACTGAATAAAGAAGAACACGATCAGCTATATAAAGCCATATTATTACTGGTGGGTGGTGCAATTAACGAAGAGGCATTGCTGATAAAAAATAACCTTTCGGATGTGGAAGATAAGGATGAGGCTGTTGAAAACCTCGGATTGAAACCCACGGTGGACAAGGCAAAAAATGCCGTTCAGCGTGATGGCGACACCATGACCGGGGAACTGAAAATCCGTGGTGTTAATGCGCTGAGGATTTTCAACGAAGCCTTTGGTCTGATTTTTCGTCGTTCGGAAGAGTGCCTGCACCTTATCCCTACCAGTGAAGGTCAGGGCGAGAATGGCGATATTGGTCCACTTCGACCGTTCACTATTAATCTGCGGACGGGTGAAATATCCATGTCGCATAAAGTGTCTGTTGGCGGCGGTTCTCAGGTCAATGGTGCGCTGGGTATCGGCGTTCAGAACGCGCTGGGCGGAAACTCAATTGCTTTCGGGGATAACGATACCGGCCTGAAACAGAATGGTGATGGCCTGCTGGATGTTTATGCCAATGGTCAGCACGTATTCCGTTTTCAGAATGGGGCGTTACAAAGTCACCGGGCAGTGAATGTTTCAGGGAGGGTAACACCAACTGATTATGGCAATTTCGATGAACGCTACCAGACCAGAACAGGCGGTGTGCAGAATTTTCAGTACACCAGTGAGGTGTTTTACAACCCTGGTGGGAATGAGCGCAGCTGGACGTTTCGGGCACCTTCTGGTTGTGTTTTGTCAGGCATTAATGTTCAGGACACTGGCAGTAACTCTGCAGATAATATCGGTGGCGTGTATTACAAACAGGCTCAGATTTATATTAATGGTGCATGGCGATCCGTATCAGGTTAATTAAGGAGAAAATAATGGAACTCAGAAATGTCACGCGTTATTACCCGGAAAACATGCCTTATGGTGAAGGTGTTCAGTATTTCCGCAGTGAAGACGGACAGGATTTTTACGACTCACTGGATAAATTCACAAAGAAATACAAACTGTGCACGCATCCTGAAACCGGCGTTATTTATTCCATGGCGGAAGATGTATCCCGTCTTTATCCCGTTGGTTTTACCATTGTGGAAGTGGATGAACTACCGGATGACTTTTGTATAGAAGCGCGCTGGTATTACAAAGACGGTGAAGTACTGCCGGTCCCTGTTGACTACAGGCTGCAGGCAGAGTCGGAGCGTGCACGTCTTACTGCGATTGCCGAACGGGAAATATCCGATAAGAAGACGGATTTACTTCTGGGAATCATCAGCGATGAAGAAAAAGAAAAGCTGAAAGCCTGGCGTATTTACGCAAAGGAGTTACAGGCGATGGATTTCAACATTATCACTGATAAAACCTCATATAACGCCATTGAATGGCCCGTCTCTCCGGAAGCCTCTTCCTGATTTAATTTATCGCGAGAAAAACTATGTCTGTAGTGATATCAGGTGCGCTGATTGATGGCGCAGGCATCCCCATGTCCGGATGCCACATAATTCTGAAATCCCGGGTAAACACCTCAGAAGTGGTGATGCGCACAGTTGCCGACGTGGTGACAGGAAACTGTGGCGAGTACTGTTTTAAGGCGCAGACCGGAAAATATTGCGTATATCTGAAACAGGACTGGCGCGACGAGTACTGTGTTGGCGACATTGCTGTTTACGACGACTCAAAGCCCGGCACGCTGAACGACTTTCTGACTGCCCTTGATGAAGGCGATTTAAAGCCGGATGTAGTGAAACGCTTTGAGGAAATGGTGGCGCAGGCGCAGCAGAGCGCGGAAGC